GAAATTTTAATTATAATTTATTTAGAGAGAATTATTTTGCTAGTTCTGTAGTTTTATCTTTTACTTGAGTTGTTTCTGCATTTTTTGTTACATCTGGTTCCATTACCGGTTGTCCAAGATTCATATTTGCGGTTTGCGGATCCATTGGCATTCCAGTTGTTGGATCAATTGGGGCATTTGGATCTGGAATTACTCCATTTTCAATTTCTTTTTCGATAATCATGTCTTGTTCAATAATTTCTTGATCTGTTTGACGAAGAATTCTACGTCTTACATAATCCTGAGAATAATACTTACCAATATAAGGTTCAGCAGTTGCTGCAAGATTGAGTCTTTCTGTAAGAAGTTCCGCTTCTTTAAGTTCCGAGAAGTGATTATCATAAAGAAAGTCATATTGAATATGCTCAGACATTGTTCTCCAATCTTCTGGAGTAATAATATTCTTAAGAATTAATTGCGTTTTCAGCATATCATTAAACATATTTGCAAAACGCTTTCTCAAACGTCCGACAAATTTGGTGAATTTGAGTTCATCTCTGAGAATTTCAGATGAACGTCCCAAATTGAATCCACCCTCCCCTTCCATTCTTGATGGGGGAACATTTAATGATCTATAAAGTTTGCTCTGGAAATACTTAATATCAGTAATTTCTCCAAGATTTTGTCCACCAGGAAGAGTGGTAATTTCGGTTCCTCTGCCGCCTTCGCGTCGAGGTAACCAGAAATCTTCCAGCATACTCATGAACTTCTTATCATCGCGGACTTCACCAGTACTTGCGTCATATACAAGTTTGTTACGATAACGCATCATTATGTCACGAAGATATTGCTCTGCCTTTACTTTAGGAAGATTGCCAACATCAATATAAAAAATTCTTCTTTCTGGGGCGCGTGATAATCTGTAGATAACAAGACTGTCTTCAATCATACGGAGTTGATTGAGAGATTTAATTGCCTTATTTAAGTATGATAATGTAGTTCCTTTATTTCTATCTACAAGACCAGAAGTACAATAAGTAATTGAATCTCTTGTCATTTTGATTCCTGGATTTGCAGATGAACTTCCGTTTGCCTGCCCACCAGTTGCACCAACAGGATAAGTTTGTTTTGGATTATATACAAAGTACTCTTCAATTTCTGGGAATTCATAATCCATCGGATTATCTGTATTCCTAGCAGAAAGATTATATTTTACTTCTTGAGGTTTTTTCTGTTGTCTGATATATCGAATTTTCATCGGATCGATATATCTAAGTTCTTGTATTCCTTCTTGAGGTCTTTTTAAATCAATTACTTTATGGTAAAATAACCTACCATCGACATACCAGTTTCTGTAAATTTCGTGGCACTTTTTATCAAAATCCAATAACTCTAGAATATGCTTGAATTCTTCTCTAATTCTTCTTTTTATTCCATCACTAGCGTTAAGATTTGATAGTTCGATTTGAACAGGACTATCATTACTGTCACTTACTATAGCTTCATTTACAATATCTTCAATTGCACTATCAACTTCTGGGTGAAGAGACATCTCACGATATCTCTTAATCAAATCAAATTCTGTTCTATAGACTCCTTCAATATCTACATACGAACCAAAAAACCCACTAGTTAAATAGTGATCAACCCCGTCCTCATTATTCTGAGGAACGGGGGATACTACACTAGGTGGTAATGATTCAGTATCATCAATTGAGAATCCAAATAATCTCGCCATAATTTATTTTACTTATTAACTTAGTGCTACTATTTATTTGATATTTCCAGGACCACCATTGATTTCATAGTATTGAACTTGGAATTCTACGTTAAATTCCTCAATAGTATCAGATGTTTCGTATGAAAGATCGATCTGAGAAATATTGGTTGGGAAAATATCAAAGAATTTATATGATCTCAATACTGTTGCTGATCCAGTTGATCCAGTAGCAGTTGCATCATTTACAGCATTTGTCCCATTTACCTTTCCACTTCTTCCCAATTGATAAACAAATGCATCTCTCATATATGAAGTTGGGTTAGTTGCTCCAGTAGCATTATCAAGTTTATTGATTCCATTCATCCAAACTTCAAAAGCATGTCTGATTTTGAAATCTTCATCATTAATAATCGTTACTGTCCAAGTATCAAAAGTTCTATCTCCAGCAACTTTCAAAATTCTTCCTCTAAAAGGAACGTCAATTGGAGCAACGTTAGATGCAGGGAGTGCCGCAGCTTTACAAAGGAAATTAAAAGTCAATCTTGCATTGTTGCCCCACTGAGTTTTTGCAAAATCGGGGAAATCGGGAATGGAAACTTCGAAAATATTGGGTCTTGCACCGCCACCTGCAAGTTTTTCTTTGAAGTTTGAGATGTTTCTAATATTTGGACTGTTGCTAACGTTTTGAGTCATTTTAAGTTACCTCCGTTTTTTAATTTCTATAAGGTTATCAAACTCTACCAGCAACTTCATCAAAACTGATTCCAGTTCTAGTTGCAACGAATGTCAGGGTCACGTAGTTAATTGATTTAGCGGGTTTGATGAAGATATCAGCTCTAAACTCATTATTATCAATTACGTCTGGAGTATTATTTGACTCATCACAAATAACCAGGAAATCATAAAGACCTCTCTTCGATTGAACATCTCTGAGATATGGTTCAACAATATTTACGAAGTTGGATCTTGTAATTGAATCGTTGAATTCAAATAACTGTGCTTGTGCTGCTCTTTCCAGTGCCTGTTCAACGGTAAGGAAAAGACGACGGACGTTGATTCTGTCGAATGCTGAAGCATATCCAAGACCAGTCTTATCACCAAATAGCAGAATTCCAAGTCCAGGTTGAGTAATAATTGGATTTACTCTCTGAGTATAAAGTTGATCTCTTTGGGACTTTGTTGGATTATATGCAAGTTTGATTGCATTATTTAAGATTCCTCTTTGCTGTCCAGCAGGAGAGAACCAAGGATATGAGTTGATGTTAACTCTCATCATCAGTCCAGCAACATCAGCGTTGCAAGGAATATATCTGAATGCATTATTAAATCTATCATACATGTACTTATATCCAGAATCAAATACTGCATATGATGAAGATGAAATTGGACTGAAGAACTTAATAATGTTATTAGTTTGTGTATCAGCGTTTAATACATCAACTACGTTTGCTCTGTGTGGGGAAATAACAGCAAGACAATCTTTTCTTCCTGTTGCAATTGCAATTAATTTATTTGCTTTTGCTTGGGAGTCGAATTCGTTTGTAAGTCCAGGACCACAAATTAAATAATCGACTTCTATGGCATCTTTATTTGCAAATAAATTATATGATGCCATCAGATCACCAAGAGTGGATTGCATTCCTCCACCAACACTATAATCTACGCCACCAGTTAAGTTATAAGTTACATTACCAATTGTGCTAAATGTAATTCCTTGTGAAGATTGACCCCAGAGACCTTCTGAAGTGGATAATTTGGTATATCCAGAAGAAAATGCGGTTGGTCTTGGAACAGTTCCAGTGTAAGCATCTGCTGCTGCAGATGGATTTGCTCCTGCATAAATGTAGGAAGAATAATTTGAGAGGAAATTCTTATAGTAAATCTTTTGTGGTGAATTTACTTCAGAAACTGCATCAAATGCTTTCGAAAGATTTACATGCTTTTCTAAAATGTTACCCTTGATTCCAGTGATAGAACCAGAATCGTCTACTATTGCAATGTGGAGAGAATCATTTCTTCCAGATCTATTTAAAACATAACCATTCGTTGATGGTTTTGGTGCAATAGATTTCCAATAAATTACGCTATTGGTAAGTCCTAAAGTTTGCTCATCATACCAGTCAATTGCTGTTACAACGGTTTCCGCAGTTGTTCTTCCAGATCCAACAAAAGTTACAGCGTCACTCGCTTCAAATGATGCTGCAGCATTTCCTCTAGCATAGGATACTGAAGAAGTAATTCCACCAGTAGTTGTTCTAGATACAATTTTAATTGTGACTGTGCTATTACCATCTACGGCATCGGTTGAAACACCTGTGATAATCGCATTAAGTCTTCCATCAAAAGTGCTTACAGATCCATCGAGAGCAATTGAAGTTCCAGAAATATCGGAATATACACCGTTTCCAACTGTTACTCCAATTCCAGATAAACTAGTAGTAGCAATACCAATAATTTGATCTCCGAGATCATCAATAAAACAAACTTTTAATCCATTTGCCCAACTTCCTGGAGTTTTTGCTGCAAAATTGAAGTTGGAAGCAGATGAAAAATTAGAGTTGTAGTCATCATAATTTTTAATTTTTACTGATGTATTTGCTATGCCTACACCAGCATTTGAGTTCTTTAAATTTGATCCATCTGTTCTAACAACTTTAAGAACTCCACCATATGAAAGATATGATGATGCGCTAAGCCAATACTCATATTGTGTATCAGTTGAAATTGGCTTACCGAAAACATTAATTAAATCTTGTTCTGTTGTAATATCAATTGCTTCATCAATTGGTCCAATTGAAAATGGACCAGCAATACCGCCGATATTATCTAATACGTTTTCAGATCTTCCTACCGTTAAATCAACTTCCCTAGTAAGTACACCAGGAGATAATTGAGGAGTCGCCATGTTTTTCTCCCTAAGGTCTCAGTTTCTCTAAAAAATATTTATTAAAACGTATATTTTCATTTGATAAAACCGTGCATGAACATCTACCAGTCAGGATATTCCCACTTAAGGCATTTATATTTTATTTTCCTAGACTCTGTGACTCTTTTTATAGAACAACTTTTACACTCATATGAGTAAGATGAAAGATGATATTTATTTTTTCTTGTCCTATAAAAACCATCTATAAGATCTTTTATCTGTCCACAAGTTCTACACTTTCTTTCTGTAAGATATAAATGCTCTACTTCAAATTGGTCATCTACGTCCATCACATATAATCCCACATATATGATCTGTCACCGTATTCATCCGTATGCCACATATCTCCATTTTCATCAACAAATGAAGAGTTTCCATCTGTACCATCAAGAATAAATCCAAATGGAGTCATATCTTGCTCTACTTGATTTTGTTGCTCGTCATATAATCTTTTTCTTATATCTTGGTCTGTTAATTCTTTAAAATAATCTTGAAGAATCAGCCAAGCATATATTACTAAACACATTACCAAATCATCATTGCATCCATCTTCAGCTTCAAATGATCCACCCTTTTGTATAAAAGTTGTCAATTCACTTATGATATCATAATCACAAAATATCAATTTACTATCTTCTATTAATGCTTTTAAATTTAAGCACCCAACTTTTTTTGTTGTTTTTGACATTTTTACTCCAAGTTGAACTTTCTTTCCGGAAAATCCTTGCCCCAAAACTTGGCCTGCTCTGCCTCTCATAGAAGACATCAGAACATTTGCATATTCTAAATCATAATGTAATCCGGCAGCTACTTGATCTCCAACATCATTAACCTCACATAAAACGTATGCATTATTATATGAAACTGCTACTTCTTTAATTATCTGTGGGAATAAAATTGGTTTTATCTGATTATTTCTATATTTTGCAACTAATCTATGGGGGAATTGAGATACATTTATCACAGCAAATGCAGAATAATCTTTTTCTACACCTCTTGCAACGTCTACTGTTACAACGTAAGTATTATCTTTTTGTGGATCTTCATAGACATCCAATCCAGCATTGCTAACTTTTGCTGTTTCATAAACCAAAGTTCTTAATTTGCTGGGATTTATTAAAGTATCAACAGAACCTAAAAATTCGCACTCAAATTCTACTCTAAACTGCTGCTCACTTGTGTTAGCAATAGTTTGCTCTTTCCACTTTAAATCTCTTCCTGGAACTTCACTCCAATGAACTTCTGTTGGAATGTATTCATTTTTTGATCTTTCGGCATCATGCCAAATTTTATAAAAATGATTCATCCCGTGTGGGGTAGAAACAATAATTACTTTTGTGTTTTTACCCGATGAAATAGTAGGATATACTGAACTAAAAAACTGTTCGGCAATATGATTCGGAATAAACGCAAATTCGTCCAAGAATATAATATTATATGATCCACCACGAACAGCAGATGCAGAAGTCGAAGCAGCAATAATTTTAGAACCATTTTCCAATTCTAATGATTGCTTGTTCCAAGTCATCACACCTTGCTGTAACCACTTTGGGAGGTTCTCATAAGCGGTTTGAAGGCGGTCTAAGAGATCTTTTGCGGTAGATGCCTTGTTAGCGAGGATTGCAATATTTACGTTATCATTAAAAATTGCATAATGAAGAAGATATGAAACGACAATTGTAGATTTACCAGACTGTCTAGGTAACTTACAAACATTAAAACGATGATTGTGAAATCTCTCGATCATTGTTTCTTGAAATTGATATGGTTTGAATGGTTGCAAACCATAATCAAGAGTAACAATTTGAATATAATTTTTTGCGAAATAAATTGGATCGTCTTGACAACGAGCAAATTCTAATACTTGTTCTTGAGTAAATTCAATAGCAGTATTTGCTTTTTTTAAAAGCGGATTACCAAGATAATGTTCAGCCATAATAACCTTATTTTAATTTACCACTTAACTTTATTTGCCCAGAAGGCGGCACTCATCTTTCCTTTAGCAATATTTTTTGCGTGTCTTGTTTGGAATCTATTTCGACGACTTGCATATTCTTTGGATTCTCCCTTTTTCTTTGGGGAACCTTTTACTCCAAGTTGCCCAAAACGAATTAACTTTTCTTTTCCACCTTCACAAGCCTTCACAACGTGAGACTTTCC